AGTGCTGGAATATGCTTTAAGGATTGTGCTAACCGTTCCGTAGAGATGTGTGATAGCTGTTTACGGTTCTCTAATTTTGAGGCAAATTAAGATGAGAAAGAAAATTACAACAGGAGGGGATATGCAAACAAAAATGGACTTCTTCGTTCCCATTAGTAAGTTGAATGAGGAAGAAAGAATGGTTTATGGGGTTGCCACTTGTTCAAAGTTAGACAATCAGAATGAGATTGTTGATTATGAAGCGACGAAAGAAGCATTGAAAGATTATTCGCAGTGGCGGAATATTCGTGAGATGCATAAGCCAAGCGCGGTTGGCACTGCTCCTGTTCTAGAGTTGAGGGACGGCAGTCAAGAGTTATATATTGGTGCTAAGATTGTTGATGAGGCTGCTTGGGAAAAATGTAAAGAAGGGGTGTATAAAGGCTTCTCAATTGGTGGAGAGGTACTTGATAGGAAGATTGAGTTGGATAAAGCTTCAGGTAAGCCGGTGAACAGAGTTACAAAGTATATGTTAAATGAAATATCTGTTGTAGATAGACCAGCGAACCCGAATTGTAGATTCCAAACGGTTAAGAGAGATACTTCGGTTCATATTGTTACGGTATCGGATGACCCTCTTAAGACGGAGAGTGCAAGAGTTATGGAAAAAGCTCTTGTGTTAGCAAAGCGTACATTAACTAGGGAAGAGCTTGAAGGATTACCAGATGAAGACTTTGGCTTGATTAAAGTAACTGCCGATGGTGATACCCTAATTAAGCACCGTTCGTACCCAATGCCTGATAGAACACACGCAATCAACATGATACGTAAAATGGTTGGATGCGATGAGTTAACCCACATTGACAAGGAACGGATTCACGATACAGCCCTAGCTGTTTTGGGTAAGAAGCATAAAGAAAGAGAATGTCCATATTGTATTGAACAGGGATTAAAAGGAGGTGTTGCAGTGAAAAAGATGAAGAAGTTTAAAAAACAGACAGTTACTGTTACTGACGAGCCAGAAAAGAAGACCGTGACAGTTGATAACGGTGCACCGGCTGATAGTATTGATGATAAAGCAACCGTTGATGCTAATCTTTCGGACCAGAAGGCTCCAAATAAAGCTCCGATAACAGTAGGAGATACGCCTGCAGAAAATCAAAAGAATATTGATACCATTGCAGGTACAGGCGTGGATGACGAACCGTTTGAAGTTGGGGCGGGAGTTCCACCTAACGCTAAGGAAGAAGCTACAGATGAAGAAGCACCTAGTCCTATCGACGTTAAGTTGGACCGTATCATTACACTTTTAGAGAGTGTAATGGGTATGGAAGAGGCCGAAGGTGACGAAGAGGCCGAGATAGAATTAGAAGAGGTTGATGAAGAAGGGGAATTGGAAGACGATGAGATGGATGAGGAAGGTGAAGTGGAAGACGAAGAGATGGATGAAGAAGGTGAAGTAGAAGACGAAGAGATGGACGAGGAAGGTGAGGTTAAAGACGAAGAGATGGACGAGGAAGGTGAGGTTAAAGACGAAGAGATGGACGAGGAAGGTGACGTTGAAGATAAGGATATGGATGAGGAAGGTGATTCAGACTTGAAACCAGCAATAGAGGTTGAGGATGAAAAAGCCGAGAAGATGGGAAAACGCCTTAAGTTTAAGTTGAAGAAGGCTGGCTCCACTCACTCCAACAAGTTATTGAAACGGTTACAGAGCAGAGTAAAAGCGATTGTAGAACCTATTGCTAAAGAGAATAGGCTTCTCCGACGTAAGATAGAAAAAATGGAAAAACAACCGCTACCTCGTAAAGGGGCGTTAAGCAAGTCTCAGAAAGCAGAGAAGATCGAAAAGTATCAAGAGATGTCGTTAGAGAAAAGTGAAATTACCTTTAGCAAGTCCTTAAGAAAAGATATTGCTAAAGCAAGTGATATGCGGAAGAGTGGTAAAGCCTTATCCGCAGACGAATCTACCTTCTGCCAGCGTGTGGCTGAACGGATGTTAGAGGAGAAACTCTCCCGATAAAGGAGAAAGACAAATAACTAGGAAAGGAGGAATAATACTATGTTTTTTAATCCACAAACAATTGACCGAGCAATCGGTGACATCCAGAAAGCAATTGGTAGCATAGACGTTGACGGCTTGCTTTTGGTCCGGGAGGACCTTCAAGCAGAGTTAGCAATTATGGCTCCAACAGATACTCCGGTACGAAATCGTTTGAATCGTATTCAGGGTAACGGTAAAGCACACGCTTGGTATCAACTTACACCAACCGTTGCGACGGAAGGTTTGTTCTTAGGAACAGCCCCGTCAAATGCTTTCTTTGAAAGAGGTGGATTGCCAAACGCAACTCAAGCATCATATAAGTACAAATCAGCTCCGTATGTGTCTTTAGGCGATATGATTGTTGTATCGTTCTTCGACCAAATGGCTGGTGCGACATATGCTGATGTTAAGAAATTGCAAACAAAGATTAAGATGATTAACACTGCTCTAATCGAGGAGTGGGCAATTATCAACGGTGATTCAGCCGCTAATCCTTTGCAGTTCGATGGGTTGTTAAAGCAAATCACTTCTAATACAGTTGATGCGTTAGGTGCTCCTTTTGAATTGGAGCAGTTAACAGCACTTATGCAGAAAATTACATTAGTCGGCGGCAAACCACAGGCAGCAGTTATGTCTTACAGAGATAATCAGAGATTCTCTTCTGAAATTCTATCTTCGTATTACAGATTGTTCCAAGCTGGTGCAGGCGCTTTAGCTGATGTACCTGCTGGTGTTGCTATTACTAAATGGGTTTCCCCATTTGGAACTATCGATATCATTGGAAGCCGTTTCTTACCGAACACGGGAGTAACAGGAGACATTATCATCATCGATGATAAGACTGTTCTCGACGACGGTAATGCAGTTCAGATGGTTGACCTTATGCCTATTAGCAGCATTGATTTAGCGTTGCTACAGACAGCATACAGAACGATTATCGCTGAGTTCACTGTTCTTCAAATGACTTGCGAAGCGTTCCAAGGAAAAATCGTCAATGTTGGTACACCTGCTTAATCGTTAGATTAGGAAGGAGGTCATAAAATCTTTGGGGAGCTGACCACTCCCCAAGTAAATCAAGATTAAGAAAGGAAAGAAAGATGAAAGGTTTCGTACTTTGGTTCAGTGGCGTTAAGGGTTATGGTTTCATCAGACCCGATGACGAGTCAAAAGATATCTTCGTTCACTATTCTGCTATTGTTAGTAACGGGAAAGTGAGAAAGACTCTAGACGCAGGTCAAGTAGTAACATTTGAGGTAGCAGAACAAGGAAATGAAAAAGGGAGAACCGCGGCTGAAGTAGCTCCAACTGGAGAGACGGTAGAGGTTCCTAAAGAAGAGAAACCTGGTCATCTAAAAAGGTACGCAAATGATTAAGCTACATTTGGGTTGCGGTAATATGTTGTTAAAAGATTGGGTGAATTGCGATTTGTATAATCCTAACGCAGAAGTTAAATGTGACGCGAAAGAAATTCCATACGAGGACGAAACAGTTGATGTGATTTACAATTGCCACTTGATAGAGCACTTCGATTTCTTCGAGGCGTTCGTAGTTCTAAAGGAGTGGTATAGAGTGCTGAAAAAAGGTGGGGTGCTTGTAACAGAAACCCCGGACATGTTTGCAAGCTGTAAGAAGTTTATTGAAGCATCGGAAGAAGACAGAATCAATGTTCTGTATTCCCATTTCTTTGCTAAGCCGTGGATTGATGGAGAAGTTCACAAGTTTCTCTATACAGAGCAGCAACTACGGTGGACGTTAGAGAAGAGTGGGTTCAGTAACATTATAAGACAACCTGCAACAAGATATATAGGGAGAGAAGACATATGCCTAAAGTTAATGGCGCAGAAGTAACAGCACACGTTTCAACGAAGGATAGATACTTCACCACACTACCCTCATGCTTGCTAGCGTTAGTCAACCAGACAGTAACACCGAAAAAGTTACTCATATACGACGACGGAGAGCATATTGACTTGAGGCAAGTTTCAATATACCGTAACATCTTTGCAATGTTAGATATAAAAGGAATAGAATGGGAAGTTATCTTTGGTGACCGTAAAGGTCAAGTACTGAATCATCAAAAGGCTCTCGAGAAAGTAGATACAAAGTTTCTTTGGAGATTGGATGATGATAACGTTGCCGAACCTACGGCTCTTGAGAAAATGTTAGAGGCAATGGAAGACGACGTTGGTGCTGTGGGTGGGTTGGTATTGCACCCGACACACTTCAGAAAGATAGGTGACCTAGCATCAAATGCAATTGAGGATTTCGATTTGGGGCTTAATGTACAATGGTATACGTTCGATGAGCAGAAGGAGGTAGACCATTTGTATAGTACTTTCCTTTATAGGAAAGAGGCTGGTAAGCACGGTTACTGTATGGACTTGTCTCCAGTTGGGCATAATGAAGAGACGATGTTTACGTATGAGATGAAGAGGGCGGGTTGGCGTATATTGGTAGAACCGAAAGCAGTAACTTGGCATTTGAGGGACAACAAGGGTGGAATACGCTCCTACAATGATGAAGCCTTGTGGAAGAACGATAAGAAGATAATGGAGGAGAAATTGAAGGAGTGGGGTATTACGGTGAACAAATATAAGTTCTTCGTACTTGATAATGGAATAGGCGACCATATAGTATTTAAGAAGGTGTTTGACGAAAAGCTAAGGGAGAGGTATAAGGATAGTACTATTGTTATTGGTTGCTGTTATCCGAACGTATTTGAGGGAGCCGAGGTGAAACTAGTAAGTGTTAATGATATGAAAGCATACTACGGTAACCTAGATAGGTTTAACATTTATAAATGGATGTGGGATAGGAATTGGGTTCTATCGTTAGACCAAGCCTACGGGGAGTTGTACAAATGAAAACTATCGTAATTAGTCCTTGGTCTAGGAAGTTAAGAAACGGCGTAACGCGGAACCCGAAAGACTATCCGTATTGGAAAGAATTAGTTAAAGAGTTGAAAAAGACCTATAAAGTAATTCAAGTAGGAGTAAAGGGCGAGGAGTTGATAGGTGCTGATGAGGTTAAGTTCGATTTATCACTCGAGGAGTTGAGGAAATTGATTAAGAATTGTGCTACTTGGATTTCAGTTGACAATTTCTTCCAGCATTTAGCTTGGTCTATAGGAAAAGTAGGCATTGTACTATTCGGGCAGTCGGACCCTAACATTTTTGGTCATAAAGAAAATACCAATATGCTTGTAGGAAGAGAGCAGTTAAGGAAATTTCAATTTGACATTTGGGAGAGGGCGGACTATAAAGAAGAGGCGTTTGTCCTTCCAGAGGCAGTATTGAAGGAGATATAATATGGGTCAAGTAATCGGTGGTGTGGGTTATTCGGGAGCAAGCGGGTATTCTGGGTATTCTGGTTTCTCTGGATTGGACGGAGAGGCTTCCTATTCTGGAACGTCCGGATGGAGTGGTTACTCCGGGCAGTCTGGCATAAGTGGGCAGGCCGGTGGTGAGTCTGGAATAAGTGGGTATTCTGGTATTGATGGGCAAGCTGGGGCGGCGGGCGTATCGGGTTATTCTGGGTATTCCGGAGAGAGTGGGCTATCGGGTGATTCAGGTATATCCGGGTATTCGGGAGCAGGTGAATCAGGCTTCTCGGGTGTATCGGGATATTCGGGTGAGCAGGGTGCAAGTGGTTTGAGTGGTGCGTCAGGCTATTCGGGTAGTATAGGACCTGATGGTGCAAGTGGTGTGTCTGGCTATTCGGGAGTATCTGGGTATAGTGGAGTAGATGGCGCGTCTGGGATAAGTGGCTATTCGGGGAGTGGTATAAGCGGGTACTCGGGAGCAAGTGGTAAGTCGGGGTATAGTGGGTATTCGGGAATATCGGGGTACAGAGGATGGTCAGGAGCAAGCGGGTATTCAGGCATATCTGGGTTCTCTGGAGATAACGGTTATAGCGGGCAGAGTGGGCATTCAGGTTTCTCGGGTGTATCAGGGTATAGTGGTTCAGGAATAAGCGGGTACAGTGGGGCTTCTGGACTAGGTTTCAGCGGGTTGTCAGGATTTAGTGGTATTGATGGAGAGAGCGGGTTCTCTGGAAAGAGTGGGTACTCTGGTTTGAACGGCTATTCGGGGTATTCGGGTGCACCAGGAGAATCAGGCTTCTCAGGCATAAGTGGGTACTCCGGTAAATCGGGGTATTCCGGTCAAGACGGGGTCGATGGTGCGTCAGGCATATCAGGGTATAGCGGTGTACTTGGACCTCAAGGAGCGTCGGGCATATCGGGTTATTCGGGTGAAGACGGTATTGATGGTGCGTCGGGAATATCTGGGTATTCTGGACAAGATGGGTTGTCAGGCTTCTCGGGGTATTCGGGTATTGATGGTGCAGAAGGTTTATCTGGCTATTCGGGTCAAGACGGAATATCTGGGACAAGTGGGTATTCCGGAATTGATGGCGAGTCAGGTTTCTCGGGCATATCGGGGTTTAGTGGTGTTGACGGGACGTCAGGCTTCTCAGGAATAAGTGGATATAGTGGTGCAGACGGACAGGAGGGTGCAAGTGGATATTCTGGGTATAGTGGCGACAGTGGTTTTAGTGGTGTTAGTGGTTATAGTGGTACGTCAGGGTATTCGGGATTAGAGGGCACGAGCGGGTATTCAGGCATTGATGGCGAGTCAGGTTTCTCGGGCATATCGGGGTTTAGTGGTGTTGACGGGACGTCGGGCTTCTCGGGCATTTCAGGGTATTCCGGAGTTGATGGGCAGGAGGGTGCCTCTGGTATCTCTGGGCAGGATGGTTTAGAAGGTGCGTCAGGTTTCTCGGGCATATCGGGGTTTAGTGGTGTTGATGGGACGTCGGGATTATCGGGCATAAGTGGGTGGTCTGGGTATAGTGGAATATCTGGTTACTCTGGACAGGATGGTTTGGATGGTGACTCTGGATTTAGTGGGATATCTGGTTTCTCGGGAATTGACGGCGAGGCAGGCTTCTCGGGAATATCGGGGTATTCGGGGCAAGTTGGTTTGTCTGGAACATCTGGCTATTCGGGAGTAGACGGAGCAGAAGGAATAAGTGGGTATTCCGGTATTGATGGGCAAGATGGTGCGTCGGGATTTTCAGGCATAAGCGGGTATTCCGGAATAGATGGTGAGTCAGGTTTCTCGGGCATATCTGGCTGGTCTGGGTATTCGGGTATTAGTGGGTACTCTGGTGCTGATGGTATTGACGGAGACTCTGGGTTTAGTGGAATGTCTGGGTACTCTGGTATAGATGGAGCCTCTGGATTTTCGGGTTTCTCGGGAACGTCGGGCTATTCGGGGATAAGTGGGTTCTCAGGATGGTCAGGCATAAGTGGGTTCTCTGGAACGTCTGGATTCAGTGGAGAGATTGGTGCTGATGGTATCTCTGGGTATTCTGGGATAAGCGGGTATTCGGGATACAGTGGGGACTCTGGAATTTCCGGGTTTAGTGGTGTTGATGGGGCAAGTGGGTTTAGTGGGATATCTGGTTGGTCGGGTTGGTCTGGGTATAGCGGGATATCCGGTTGGTCTGGGTATAGTGGAATAAGTGGGTATAGTGGCGTTGATGGGTTATCTGGATATAGTGGTGATTCCGGCATAAGTGGATTTTCAGGATGGTCGGGTGATTCAGGTATAAGTGGGTATTCGGGGTATAGTGGAATAAGTGGGTATAGCGGGTATTCAGGAATATCGGGTTGGTCAGGCTTCTCGGGGATAAGCGGGTATTCTGGTTTTGACGGAGATATGTATTCAACGTCCTCGACTGATGAGTTAACCATTGGTACGGGTGTTGCAAACTTTACGGTTGATACGGGTCTTTCCTATTCTATTGGGCAGGAAGTCATTGTTGCCTATGATAACGACAATAAGATGCAAGGTGACATAGTTTCGTACAATCCGACAACAGGTGCGATGGCGGTAGATGTTGCAGTAATAATTGGTTCGGGAACATACAGTTCGTGGGATGTGGGACTGACAGGGGCAGCAGGACCAGAAGGTATAAGCGGGTTCTCGGGCTATTCGGGCATAAGTGGGTACAGTGGGTATTCGGGCATATCAGGTTGGTCAGGTGATTCGGGCATATCGGGTTGGTCAGGTGATTCAGGTTATTCAGGTATAAGTGGGTTCTCGGGATATTCGGGTGATAGTGGTATTAGTGGGTTCTCTGGCGCGTCAGGCATAAGTGGGTTCAGTGGAGATTCGGGGTATAGTGGCATAAGTGGGTATTCGGGGTATAGTGGAATAAGTGGGTTCTCTGGAGATTCCGGCATATCAGGTTGGTCGGGTGCTGAAGGTATATCTGGGTTCTCGGGAATATCGGGATACAGCGGGGTGGATGGAGAAAGTGGATTTTCGGGAATAAGTGGGTATAGTGGGTACTCTGGAATATCGGGTTGGTCAGGTTGGAGTGGCATAAGTGGATATTCGGGTGTATCAGGTTTCTCGGGGGTAGATGGCGCGTCAGGCTTTTCGGGCATAAGTGGGTACTCGGGGTATAGTGGGATATCTGGTTTCTCGGGAATTGACGGCGAGTCGGGCTTCTCGGGCATAAGCGGGTATTCGGGGTATTCTGGAATAAGCGGGTACTCGGGCATATCTGGCTGGTCTGGGTATTCCGGAATATCAGGTTTCTCGGGAGTAGATGGCGCGTCAGGCTTTTCGGGCATAAGTGGGTACTCGGGGTATAGTGGGTTTAGTGGAATATCTGGATGGAGCGGGGATTCGGGCATAAGTGGGTTTAGTGGTTGGTCGGGTGACAGTGGGTATTCTGGAATAAGCGGGTACTCGGGAATAGATGGCGCGTCAGGCTTCTCGGGCATAAGTGGGTACTCGGGGTATAGTGGGATATCTGGTTTTAGTGGGTATTCAGGAATTTCTGGGTATAGTGGATGGTCGGGAATTAGCGGCTATTCTGGAGATAGTGGTATATCTGGGTATTCTAGTTTCTCTGGTATAAGTGGGTACAGCGGGACTTCCGGGATTAGTGGATTTTCGGGCATAAGTGGGTGGTCTGGGTATAGTGGAATATCTGGTTTTAGTGGGATTTCCGGGTATAGTGGATACTCGGGCATAAGTGGGTGGTCTGGGTATAGTGGATACTCGGGCATATCTGGCTGGTCGGGGTATTCAGGAATAAGTGGGTATAGTGGGTATTCGAGCTTTAGTGGGTTCTCGGGCATATCTGGCTGGTCTGGGTATTCGGGCATATCGGGGTATAGTGGGTACTCCGGTATAAGTGGCTATTCGGGATTTTCGGGATTTTCAGGAATAAGTGGGTATAGTGGGTATTCTGGGATAAGTGGGTATAGTGGATATTCGGGGATAAGCGGGTATTCGGGTGCACCAAACAATTATGTTCAAGGTGTTGATGAGGCTATATCCTCAACAACAAGTGCAACGAACCTAGTTAAGTTGACAGTTAACATTACGCCGACAGCAACAGGTTTGTACCAATTGATTTGGTCAGCGGGAGTAACGCAGAACACAAAGAACTTCACGGTATATACAACGGTGTATAGGGATGCTGTAATTATTGCTGGTGAAAATGCGAACTACATTGATACTGCTGGTGAATATATGGCGGTAGCAGGAATAGCAATGCAAACGTTAACAGTTGCCGTACCTTACTCCTTTACGATTCAGTACAGGTCAGACGGGACAAGGTCCGCATCTATTAGAAATGCAAGACTAGCACTTTGGAGGGTGACTTAATGATAAACAGGACGTATGATACGAGGTGTTTAGCGGATAAATTGCAGGCAGAAATAATTACAGCAGGCTTGCCAGTTTATCCAAATGCAGGAGCAAGATTCTACTATGTTAATGTAGACATTGTAGCTGGCTCTTACGTCACGACTGTAGTGGTCTATGACGATTTATCGGGAGGAGAAGGAACGACTATTGATGGAGTAGTTGCTGCTCATATTCCTATCGTCGACCATACTGGACCATTACCAGTTCAAGAAACTGAAATATTCGCTGCTTTAGCTATACGAGATACAAGTGAGCATATTTCTTCTGTATCGGAGAATATTGGGTATCGTGTAAAGACGATAATTATTAAGAATGAGTTGAACCAAACGGTAACGCTTCAGTGCCAAGGTTCAAGAGATAGCTCTGATTGGTTTAACATTGCAGACTCTTTCAATGTTTCTAGTGCAACGACTATTCATCAGTCTTGTGAAACTTATTTTCCATATTTAAGGGCGCTAGCTACTTGTCCGACTGCACCGACAACGGGCGGTCTAAGTATGTGGATAGAAAAGATGGGGGTATAAAATGACAGGAACAATGGATACGAAAACCGTTGATGTTAAACTATCGACAATAGATTATGTATTTGGAAATGCTGATTCTTTTCCTTTAGAAGTGTTTACACCACCGAGTGGGAAGAGAATTATTATTCATGACCTTGTTGTTGGCGTTCTAAATACATCTGCAACACAGCCAATTATTATTATAGTTCAAGCGTATATTGGCGGTGCTTGGCAAAATATATTTCCCGTGGCTGTCCCAGCTGCTTCGGCCAAAACCCTAACGCATAATTTTGGTGGAAGAGTTCAAACGGGAATGGACGGCGGAATAAGATTGATTAAGAGCGGAACGTCGACAAGTTTTAGCGGGGTTATTACGGCAACAGGAAGAGTAGAGTAGAATCTGACATAAGGAGAAAATATGCTTCACTATATTAAAGATACGACAGTAACTTTATATTGTACGTTCGAGCAAGTCCCTGTAGGACCTATAGACCCTGTTGACCCAAAAGTTAGTATTTGGCATGATGGCGTACAGGTGGTGGCAGATACTCCCTTGAACAAGATTTCGACTGGATATTACTCTGTTGATTGGTTGGTCTCCGTTGACCCTGGTGACTACGTTGCTCTGTACTCTGGAATAATTGATGGGCAGTATTCACAAGGTACGGATAACTTTGATGTTGCGATAGGTGTGGTTCCTGTATTACCTAATTTCTATTGTTCGTGGGATGACATTAAGGCGATTCTTCTGGGGTTAGATGTTGGCGATATACCTGATACGATAGACAATAGAGTCTCAGAACAGTACATACCGATGATTAAGCACGAGATAGATGGGTATTGTAGGACGAACTTTAACGAGACGACGTTGGTTGAGTTCTTAGATGGGTCGAAAACAGAAAAGATAGTTTTAACGAGGAGACCTATAATTGAAATACAGAAATGTGTGTTGAGAGTTATTCCCTCTATATCTTGGTATACGTTTAAGAGATGGCGTAACGTTAACGTAATTGATAGTGAAGGTAATACGGTAGCTGTACAAGGAGGTCCTGAACCGATAGGTAATGCGCAGCCACCTTACACAGGTGGAGAGGGTGTAGACTATAATTGGGACCCGGAGATTGATAAGGCAGACTTGTTTGTTGATTGTGCAAACGGGTTTCTTGTTATACCGCCAAGAATATTGTACTTAGAAATGCAGGCAATTCCTTTTTGGAATTATACGTTCTTGCAGGGAAATAAGAATGTTGAGATAGGTTATACCTACGGGTATACGGAAACGAATTTTCCTTGGGACTTGAGAATGGCTGCAGCAAGATTGGTTGCTATACAGATATTACTGGTTAAAGGATTAAGTGTAGCAGGAGCTGGGGCTAGTTCGATTTCTCTAGATGGTGTGTCACGCAGCCTAGGGACAACGGCTTATGCAGGAACAATGGAAATGTTAAAGCAGCAAGCGTATTTAACTCTTGATAGGTACAGAAGAATAGACATATCGTAAAGTGAGGTTAAAATGACAATAGCCGATTTACTAGTTTTGTTTAAAGAAAGGTTAGGTAAGTTCCAATGTTCTGTGGTAGATGATGTGCTGACACCGGATGACGTAACGTATACGAAATTCAATTCAGGAAACCAGAATTGGGTAGATTTACCTGAACCAGAAATAAGGGTGATAGCGTCGGGCGTTGAGACGTACATCTTTCCCACCGAGTATGTGGTCGATAGTGCTGCTGGTTCGATAACGTTCAATACTGCCCGTACTTCGACGGATGTTGTGAAGGGGTCCTACTCCATTAAACCCTTTACGGACGACCAGCTCACGTCGATGTTATCGCAGTCAACACGAGAAATACAGGTCCTCACGTTCCATAATATCAACTTTGCTGACATTAGTCCGAATTACTCGGAGGCAATAATTAAGAAGGCATTAACGATGGCCTTGAGGACGATTCAGATTCCGTCCACGAAGTATTTCTCTATTAGTATATCAGGGAGAACGATGGACAAGAGTCAACAGGTTACCCAGATAGAGGCTTTGATAACGAGTAATGAGAAGGAGCTTCTAATGGATATAAACGCTATAAGATACTTTGACAAAACGAATGTACTACGATGACAAATTGCAACCCGTTTAAAGATTGTGATTCAGGAGTGCTAAAAGAGTACCTAGAAATGGGTAAAGGTAACTTTGAAGAGCCTGTAACGTTCAAGATATATACGAGCACGGTTGCTGGTGACCCTGCTTTAGGAATAGCAAAGACATTTGAGTATAATCTGGTTCAAGCGACTGCTATAATAGCGATGATTCAGCAAGAAGACATTGTTTATTCGGGCGGAGTGTATCAGATTGGAGATATCAACGTACAATCAGTAAGAGAGTTAAAGCCTATTGATGATATCACTGGATGTCCTGGTGATAGATTGATATGGCGTGGACACGAGTACAGGCAAGTCGGAAATATAGCCACGAACTATTTAGCTGGTTATGTTCTATTCGACTATGTATTCAGGAGAATTTAATGTTTAACTTAGCACCTCTAATAGCTGGTGGGAGTAGGTTTAAGGTTGAAATTCGTTTTGGCAATCCTGAAGCTTGGGAAGCAGCTGCTTCAATGGATAAGACTTTTGACGCGCAGTATTCTAAGTTGTTTAAGGATATTGTATTTGAGTGTCATAGGTATCTGATACGAGTTACGCCGATGATAACCGGTCGACTACGAGGTGGGTGGACATCTTTCTTGAATAAGTACAATAAGGATTATTCTGCCGCGTTTATAGATGTTTCTCTTATTGATGCGAGTAGGGTACAAACAGATGCGTCGGCTGTAGCTGACGGTATGTCTGTAAGTAGTTATGAGGAAACACCGTTAGGAGTTACTGTAATAAACAAGGTGCACTATGGTGGTTTTGTAGAGTTTGGTACAAGTAAGATGCAAGGTAGAAACTTTACGTTAAGGGCGATGTATAAATCAGAATTGATATTCGAGAACGCTGTAAACAATTGGTGGAGTAATGCTGACTATGATTTACAGATTGAACCGAGTACAGTAGAGGAGACGACAGCATGACACCATTGCCTGCGAACTTCAGATGGACATCGGGTAAAGCTGCGATGTTGGGTAGTTTTAATAAGTATATGCAGACGCAAATACCTGATGAGAATTTTGATTTCGATTCCCCAGTTCTCCCAGCCAATATGCCAGGATACGGTATAATGGAAAAGGGTTTGTATAATTTGGGTGCCGTTGCTTTCGAGCATTTAATAGGGTATAAAGATGGCGACCCTGTTTATGCGCGAAAGAACCAGACGTTGGTAGAAATATCTGCGTGGGATAATGAAACGTTACACTCAAACGCTGTA